AATAAACCGACCGAGATTTAACTCTCGACCGGCAAAAAGGTAGAGATAGGTCTGCTGCAGAACTATACATGCGACAAGATTGATGATATCATCGTCGAGCATGATGAGATAGCAAAGTTAGTCAACGACGGTAAGATACCAACTAATAAGGCCAATAAGAAAACTCGTCAGCATTTCGCAAAGATCACCGCTGCCATTCTCCTGAACGAGAAAGCAAAGATATTCTTCTTCTGGTGGATCAAGTGGCGAATCATCTATTATTGCTGGAATATAACCGGCGATGATTATATGAAGATCATGGCGGAAGCAAAAAAAAAAGGACAGGAGCGCGAGTACTTAGTGGCTATGGCATTCTCGATGACTATGGCCGATACATGGACGATGATGACGAAAAAAGAAGCAGAAGTATTCCTTCGCGAACTAAACTCGGGAAGAGAGCAGCAGCGATAGAGAAATTTCCGTCACTCGGGCAACCGTTAATTCTGTTTGGCGGTCTGATAACAATACCATTTTGGGTGTATGACCACACACCTGCTGCGGTAATAGAGGTGATGATGGCTGATCTTCCAAGAGTTGAGTATATCGACCCGGATAAGGTCACCAAAGAGGATATCGAGGAAGCGCAGAGAAAGACAAAGGATCTGCAAAATCGCAAGACCGGAGGTATAGGTGCTAATCTTGGGAATAGAATAAACACCAGTGCATTTATCAAAAGCAAATTAGGAGGGGCGAAATAACCCCTCCTTTTTTATGCTGGATCAACGTCTGCAGTACCATCGTGACCCATATAGGAAATCTCATAGTGTCCTTCAAAGACATCCAGGTTTCCGGACTTCACGATGAATGGCAAGTAGAGCACGCCGATACGGAGCATGATACGCTTCTCCGGTGCATATAGCGTGATATGCGCACACTCCTCAGATTTTTTTTCAAAATTTTTTTCACGGTAGATTTTTCCACGCTCGCATGGAATTTCTTCCGCGTCAAAATGTACATTCAAGAGGTCATTAAAATCTACCTCGATTTTCACTAATCCTTGATTTTCCATATAGTTTCAGCATTTTTGATGAAATCGGCTGCAAAGTTACAACTTTTTTCTGACATATCAAAATAATTCTTAAACAAAATCTTAATTATTTAGTTAATCGAACGGTGTAAGCCATAGGTTTACAATTTGTTAGTATGGTTGAAAGGCAGTAATTTTGCAGCGCAAAATTCACAACGCTATGGCAAAAACTAAAAAAATCAAGACAGAACCGACGGCGAAACAGTTGAAAGAGATGCGACTTCGGGCATCGACTCCGCTCAAGAAAGTGGACGATGCGCTGAACGTGAACGACATCATCAAGGACGACGCTATGCTCATCAAGGTACACTTCGTATCGGACCTCATGGTGAAGCACATGTCGAACAGCGACATCAGCGCCGCTTTCGAGGCACATTTCGGTGAACCGCTGCCGTTGAGCAAGGTCGGTTATATGAAACAACTGGTGCGTGCCGTCTATATGGCTGAAATCTCGAAGAACAAAGACGAGATGGTGGCCGAGGAACTGATGCACGCCGAGTGGGAGTTGCGGCAGCTGCAAGAGTACTGGGAGAAATCCAAGAACCCGAAGAAGAAGCATACCCACCACAAAGCTAAAAGTGATGGTACGGAACTGACGACGTATGATCTGAACGAAGATACGGACGAGACGATAGAGCAGATTGGCGACTTGAACGCCATGAAGTGTATCGGCAATGTGCGTGAACGTGTCATCAAACTGCTCGGACTGGAAGCTCCGAAGCAACAGCCGAAGGATGATGACGACAAGAAGAAAAACGGTCCGATAACCATCAATATCGTCGGTAATACCAGAATGGTGCAAGCCGAGGACGCAAAGATCGCAGAATAGCATGGCAGAAGGCAGACAAATAAACATCCTTGCGAACATCTACAACAACATTCAGCGTGGACTTGAACTCAAGAAGACGCTGATCATGGCGCAAGGATCAGGACGTTCCGGGAAGACATACAACATTCTCGAAACGCTTACTTTGGAGTGTCTGCAGCACCCGATCCGTGAGCGTACCATCATCGACCCGACTACTCACAAGACGATGATATTGCAAGAACCGCTGCTGGTGAGTGTGGTTCGTAAGTCCTTACCGGTATTGAAGCGTTCCGCTTATCGTGATTTCAGAACAATCATGATCTCGATGGGCGCATGGAATGAGCGCTCCATGAACAAGACCGACTGGATTTACACGTTTGATACCGGTGCACAGATGGAGTTCTTCTCGGCTGATGACGAGCAGAAACTTCGTGGACCGTCGCGACATATCCTGTACGTGAACGAGGCGAACGAGATAGAGGAGTATGCGTTCTCGCAACTCCGTATGCGTACCTACGAATACGCTATCGTTGACTACAACCCGTCGTTTACGCCTGAACACTGGCTGTTTCCACTCATAAAAGACAGCCGTACCTATCACTTCATATCCACGTACAAAGAGAACATCTTCCTTCCGCAGGCTGCTATCGACGAGATTGAGTCGTACAAGGAAACCCACCCTGCTTTGTGGAAGATTTACGGTGAAGGTCAGTTCGCGGTCATCGACGGTCTGGTATTCCCGGAGGACAACTGGGACATCATTCCGGACGACGAGTACCCGGATTACAAGGTTGAGGAGGAACTGGGTATCGACTGGGGCTTCTTCCCTGATCCGACGGTATGCATCGGCGTTTGTATCCTCGGAAATGACATCTACCTGAAAGAGCATTTCAGAGAATACGAGTTGAAGTCAGGCGATATAGCACAGCTGCTTAACCATGAGCGCTTGAGGGGCAAGAACAAGCACTGTGATATTGACAAGCGCCTTGTGGCAGAACTGGAAGCAGCCGGAGTGACGTTACTGTTCCCGACCAAGAAGAACGGCAACACCATCCTCACCGGTATCAGACTGATGAACCAGCGCCGCATCCACATCTGTGCCAGCAGTACCGACCTCATCAAAGAGTTCCGCAACTACTGCTATAAGAAAGACCGACACGATGAGGTGCAGACCAATGTAGAGCCGATCGACAAGTTCAATCACGGTATCGACGCAGCGCGTTACGTGATCCTGGATAGGTTCGAGGACAGTTATATGGGCGAGAACAGACCGGTAACGAAGCGGGACCTCAACCTGTTTATGTAGCAACAAATCAAAAAAAATCAAGGGAATATGACAACAAGAGACATCGTAAAAAACCTTCGGACTCCGGGTAAGGAGCCATGGTTGAGAGCCTTACGGCCAGCAGCATTTTTTATCCTATGCAAGCGTGGCTATCACGTACAGCACATTGCTACTGCATTCAATGTGAACTATTACACAGTGCAGCGAGCACGCGAACGAATGGAGGGGTATATAGAAGTTGGCGATAAGATCGCTATCCGGGCAATGGAAATCATGCAAACGCACATTATCGACCTCATTCCGTACTTTGAAGGAAAAACAAAGAAAATAAGGACATACGTCAAAATTGACAACATAAAACTATAGCGCTATTATGAAACAAGAAGAACGAAAAGTGGTTGGCATAATCGAACAGCCACCACGCCCCGTAGAGGGAATCAAAAAGATTGTCATCGACAAGATCGTGAGTGGTAATGTTGATGATGCTATCAATCTGTTTGAAGATCACTCATTGCAGGTTGAGGAAGCTCTCAAAGAGTACAACACCAAGTCGCATTCCATTATGGCCCGATTGGATAAAGTACGCAAGGACAAGTCGGACTATCGGACATGGAAACTGCCGCGTAACTGGCAACAGTATATCAATGAGATTGAGCTGTATTTCCTCCTTGCTAATGGTATCAAATGGGAGATGCTGAATGACGATCAGGAGAGCAACGAAGCGCTCCAGAAGGCATTTGATAAATTCAAGAAACTGCTCAAGAAGTTGCATTACGATTCCCGGACACGTGAGTTCAAGCGCCTTGCCGGAGCAGAGACGGAATGCGCCAAGTTGTATGCCTACTATAAGGACGAAGATAAGGCTAAACTTCGTATCGTAATCCTCGCTCGCTCCAAGGGCTACAAACTGCGCCCTCTATTCAATATGTATGGCGACCTAAAAGCGTTTGCTGTAGGCTACGATGTAAAGGACGGTGATGGTAATCTGTTGCATCGTTGGGATGTTTACACATCTGAGATGTACTACCATTGCACGCAGAATGAAGTGGGCTCTGATACCCCCGGTTGGAATGTAACAACCGAGGTAAACCCATTTGGCAAAATACCTATCATCTATGCTCGTCAGAAAAAAGCGTGGGCAGGCGCCGAGGAGCGCATCGAACGTGATGAGTGGCTTGATTCAAAGAACGCCGATTGTAACGAGTACTTCGCCGATCCTATGCTCAAGATGTCTAAATCCGTGAAGAACGGCTTGATGGGAGCAAAAGAGGTTGGTAAGGTTATCCAAGTAGGCAACAAGGATGATGTGTTTGAATACGTCACGCCGCCTGATGCAAGCGATATGAAGGAGAAGGAAAAAAGCCTATTGAAGGAGTCCATTCTCAACAGTACAATGACACCGGACTTGTCGTATGAGAACGTAAAGGGTCTTGGTGCTATCTCCGGCGAAGCAATTACCAAGGCGAACATTATTGCCTATATCAAGCGTCTCAATAATATGGAGATTTACGACGAACTCTTTGAGCGCGACGCAAGCCTTCTTATTGAGATAATGGCTACTGTGCTATATCCGGCAGATCGTAAAATCTTCCGAGCAATGGAGTTGAACCACAACTACCAAGACCCGGCAATCGGTCAATCCGACAACTCCGAGGAGATTGCACGTTGGGCAGATATAGGCATGTCAGACGAGGCTATTGTAGAGGCAAACCGCAATGTATCCAATAAGCAGCTTGAGTTGAAACGTCTGCGCAAGAAACGCGAGGACGAGGCACGGATTGCTGCGTCTAAAAACAACACCGTAACCGAGTAAAGGAGGACTGATTATGGCAAGTAGCGCTAAAAGACCAAAGAACTACCAACCTTTCCTGATAGCAGTCGGGGAGGCTGGTAGTTACAAGGAAAGCATGGTGTATCAGAGACCGTTTGATACGCTTGATAAATATGGGCTGTTCATAAAGCACGCACCATACAAAGCATTTCCGCAAATCAAGAATCTCGTCACGCAGGACTGGCCGGATGAGAACGGCGAGGACGTATGGTTGCCGAAGACAGGAATCGTAAACAAGGCATACGATTTTGATGCGGAGTTTATCTACTACGCCGACGATGGTATGGCTACGGAGAACATACGTGCCTTTGCGAATGAGATCAAGGGCAAGTGGTTGCAGATTTACGACACATATACCAAAATGGGTCGGAAAGGTGTGTATGTATCAGAGTTTGATGCTGATCCTCCGTTCAAGCGTAGGAAAATTCAGACGAGAGAGTTGGATGAGAACGGAATGCCTGCTATACGCGATTATGTGCATTTCAAGGTTAAGTTCCGTGTAAATGATCCGAATACAGATGTAGTATTAACATTGTAATAAGAATATAAGATGAAAGTCTATCGCAATAACAGATTTATGGTTAGCCATGTAAGTGATCTTCCGTTGTTTTACTCCGGAGGCAAGTGGACTAATCAGCAAGGCAATAAAGTTGCATTTACGCCTCAAGCCCATACGATAATCTATACAGGACCTGAGTTTGAAGGAATAAAAGATAACGAGCACTTTGACGGTATAATTGAAGGGAATGAGATGGTCATCAGTGCTTCGACCTATTATATCTATG